ACAACGCCTGGACTTGGGTAATCTTCAGAATCTTGTTTTGCTGCCGGTGCGTCAAAGTCCACCATGTGCCTTGCGAGAAATGCACGTAGTCGAACCCACTTGTCTGCCGTGATGTTGCCTTCAGCCATTGCCCTTGCTTCGCGGATGGTTCTGGGTAGTAGTCCGTCACCAGCGCGACCTTCTTCAACCCACCGGAGTCCTCGACGTGCTGAAGCTCGGAAGTAAGCCGGAGGCGTGAGATTGACATCGCGGTTCTCATCTTCTGCCCGCCATTGGTTGCAGTAGTAATCACCGGCGACAAACTCATCCCAGCGTTCGCACCATGCCATAGTCCCATCTTCGGACTGGCGTGATTCGTCATAGAAGAAGCAGTTACCGCAGGCGCGGCCTTCTGGAACATCCTCGGCTAATGCTGGCCGGTAATTGTCGGGCAGGTCTCTCTTTGCCCTCTCTCCGCCTGGCTCCATGTCCTCAGCAATTGAGACGGCAACCATCTGATCGACGGCAGCTTGCTTAGTAGTGTGGCAACCGATTACTTCGCCATCGTCCTTCTCGACTGCCCATCCTGAGCAGTCTGGATTTGTGTCGGTGATGTAGTACGGCATTAGTTCTCTTTAGTTATGGTGAGAACACCAACCTCAAGACCATCGGGATCAGAAACTGCCCAGAGCGTGTCGTTAGGCATAAGAACTAACTGCAAATCTTCGCCTGGATCGATGTGAATTGAGTTATTTATAGTCACACTAGACGGGCCAACGTGTACGTATTCGTTAGAACTTTTGGTCATGTTGTGCAGGTGAACGTGTTGTGGCATGTTGTCTGACTCAACAATCATGATTGCGGTTGCGCTGGATAGCGTAAAGACTGAGCTTGTTATTGGCATTTAGACCTCGTACGCATTCTCTGGATTGTCTGGGTCGAGGTTCTGCAATCCCTGAAGCTGGACGCTTGGAACGCCGGTGTGGTCGATGTCTTGAACTCCCATTGCTGCGAGTGCTTCGCTAGGTGAGAATCCAACCATAACTAGATCGCGAACCATAGTGACTCGCTCGCGCATCGCCTTGAGGTCTGCTGCGTCTAGGTTTACGTTCGCAAGCGGAACGCGTGGCTGAGCGGCAGCGGTGTCGTCGATTGGTCGCAAGTCCTCGTAGCTGCGAACTTCGTTGATGCTCATTGCACCGGACTGAAGCATCGTGGAGTAGCTGGAGGTTCTGCTCTGGAGGTCTGCCCTCGCTAGGCCGTCTAGGTTGAACTTGATAAACGCACCCTCGCCACCTGCGCTTCTGCGAAGTAGCGGGCTAAGTGCGCCCTCAATTTTTCCGCAAATGGGACGAAGGCCGTGTGTGATCCAGCCGAGGTTGGTCATTTCGACTGACGCGTAAGAGTTCGTGCCAGGCAGTCCTAGCAAGTGCGGAGGAATGTTGAAGGCGCGAGCTACGTCTGCGATTGACTGGTTGCGTGATTCGACAAGCATCGAGCGCTCTGGGTCTGTCTGGGTAGAGACGAACTTTGCGCCACCAGAAAGAACGCCGGTGCGGTGTCCCTTCTTCCAGCCTCGGTGTCGGTTGTCAAAACTTGCGGCTAGGTTGTCGGCCTGCTCTTTGGTGAGGTTGCCAGGGAACTCGATTACGCCGTTTAGGTTCGTGCCTTGTCCAAAGAACGTCGATGCGTAACGCTCAAGTGCTAGGGCCAGTCCGAAGGTTTCGCCCATTGCCTTGATGCGTGAGATGCCTCGGATTTCGCCTGGCTTCATTACGTCTGGGATGTAGACGATCTCGTCTGAGGTCAGCACCTTTTCCTCGCCTTCGACCAAGAACTGAAGCTGGCCGAGTCCGTTGCGCTGGATGGTGACGGTGTTTGGATTGAGAACTGTAAGGTTTACTACTTCTCCGCGAGTGTTAGAAAACACGCGTATGAAGGCGTTTCCTTCGAGCAGTAGTGAAACGATTACTTGGTTGTAGAAAGCCTCTCTCGGTAGGTTTACGTCGGGCTGAGTTACCCATACGGGCCGAGGTCGGAACGGGAAGCGAGCGCCGTCTCTGCGAACGTAAGCGTCTAGCGGCAGAGTGCTAATCGTGTCGGCGATGAGTGAGATCGAGGAAAAGACCGCGTTCACCTGGAAGATGGTGTCGCTGTTTATGTAAGTCCCAGAGTAGTTGCCGAATACGATGTCGTCGCCGGACTCGAAAATAGTCTGGTAACTAATCGCTCTCTGCTGAAATAGACGGTCAAACATTATCGGCGCTCCAAACTAAGTCCTATCAAGATTGCAAAGATTCCGCCTACTACTAGACCTGCGGGAACGTAGATTAGTCCAGCACCTACGGTGATTAGAACCGCTCCGCCGAGTTGCATTATGTCGCTCATAAATTCCTAAATAAAAAATTGCGGCGTAATCTCTGGTTCAAGTTTACTACTCGCTCGGTCGTAAGCCATAAGTAAGGCAATCGCCAAGTCGATTTTCAACTTCGGGTTTCTGTAATCCTTAGTGATTCGAGCACCGCGATTCGAGTCAATCTTGAGGATGCAGTTGTCCATGTGCCTTGATAGCGCAGGGTCGCCATTGTGAACAACCTTCGCGTTCATGATGGCTTCATAGAGCTTTGCCGTCGCTGGGACGGTTCGGCTAATGGTGTTCGGGTATTCGATAACGCTCATGCCGGCTTCCGACCATTGGAACATTTCGTCTTGCCAGTAGGTCGGGTCGCAGACAATCTCTCGGCAGTTTGGGTTTGCCAAAAAGAAATCGATAACCGCTTTTGATACTTCGCCCTTGTCCACGATCCACGAATCGTCGTCAATAGCGAAATCCTTTTCCCAGTGAGCCACGCGGAACGCTCTAAACACGTCGCCTTCCTCGCGAGGCATGATGACTGCAACCAACGCGGTCGAGTCGTTCTTCCACGAGCCGTCAAAGCCGAGGACGTATTCGTCGGTTGGTAGTAGCTCAAAAGTTTGCTCTAGGTCTTGCCAGACTCCAGCCGGTAGCCAGGCTGACTTGGTATTCACCCATTGGTTTACGCGCTTGATTCGGAACTCGGCTTCGGGAGTTGTACGTACGGCAGAAACGAAATCGGCAGCAGCGCAGATGTCGTCATAACCTGGGTTTGCTAACTTCCAAGTTTCCTCGTCGCGGTGGTCGGCGTTCTCCGGTGCTTCCCACCATGCCATGAAGAAGGTTGAATCTTCGACTTCTTTCGCGGCTAGACGCTTGCCGTAATTGTACAAATTGAACGCGATTGAGTCGTTGCCGGTCTGATCGCTTCGAGTTCCAGCGGTTGTGATGCCGACCATGTGCGCCTTGTTGCCACGCGCTCCCATAGCCAAACTCATTACGTCCCAGAGTTCGCGTGTTTGCATTGCGTGAATCTCGTCTGCGAATACGGCAGTCGGGCTTAGACCTTCTTTTGAATAGGACTCAGCGGAGAGAACTCGATAGACCGAACCGCTTTCCGGTATCTCGATTGCGTCGCGGTAAAGCTTTGCCTTGCTAGATAGTTCCTCATGCGCGTCGATGATTCTCTTTGCGTCCGCGAAAACAATTCGAGCCTGCTCTTTTTCGGCAGCGATTGAGTAGACCTCAGCGCCTCGACCTCCGAGGACGAATAGGTCTGCGAGTGCAAGCGTGCTCGCGATAGCTGACTTCCCGTTCTTGCGCGGGAGTCCTACGAATGAAATGCGGTGACGGAATCCGCCTTGTCCGTCGTCTGCGTAGATCCTGCGAACCATCTCGCGCTGCCAGTCACGCAATACGAGCGGAGCACCGGCTGGGCCTGCTACTGAGTCCTTAGTAATCACGCCGAACATTTCAATAAACATCAGCGCGGTTTCTGCTCGCTGGCTGTTTAGTGATTCCTCCGGTACGTCGGTGAGCCAGCGCGGAGGCCATCTACCTTCGTGCGAAGTAGGCATCTATTACCTTCCTGGCTATTGCGTGATTTTTCTCTGGTCGTTGCTTGAGTCGCTCTAGGCAAACATCTTTACCAGGATTGCACTCGACTATCTGCGCGTTGCGAAGTCGATACTCTCTGCGTTCGTCAGCCGATGGGTCGGTGTGAATAATCCACGCGTCAAGTCCTCGACGATCTCGGCATTGATGTAGAGCTTCCTTGACGGCTGCCTTCCTCGCCATCATCGCAACGAATCTAACCTCTTGCCCGTAATCGTGATTGCCAATGTCGTCAGTAGTTAGCGCACGCGCAAGCCTGTCCATGTCAATAATGATGTCGCCCGACTTTGAGTTCTTTTCAATGTAGGTTGATTTACCTCCGCATGGAGGGCCGGTAACAACGTGAATCATTCCGCCATCATCTTTCGCAACTGCTCAATCTTGCTTTCAGTTTTCGCCAGAGTAAAGCCGAGGCGTGAGCGGTCTGCCGGCGTGAAGCCTAAGCGACCGAGGTTAGATGCAATGGACTTTTCCAATTCGTTTAGGTTCATGTTCAGCGGTCGGTCGTTAGGGTTGTTCGGCAC